TTTTTAATGAGTTATTTATTAAAAAAATTTTATTTTTTATACTGAAATATTCGATTTATTATTTTTATAAAATAATTATGTGATTTTACTAAACCAGGGATACGAGACAAATTAGTAACAAATTCAAACAAAAGTTTATATACCACGATTTATGGTTATAAACAAAAATAACAAGTCATGATTTTAACAAAGCAAAAAGAAAAAAAAATTGAAAAAAAAAAATTTTATCTATATATAGAAAATATATATAAAATATTAGGAATATTATATTCAATCATGGAAAACACTAATAATTCTAATGTTAGAAAACCACGTGGAAGAAAACCAAAAAATGTCACTTCAAATTTTACTTCTTCACAACAATCATTTGTTCAAAATAATCAAATTAGTCAACCAAGTTCAGAATATGTTGATGATTTAAATGGTCAAATTGAAGAAATTTACAAACAAAGAACACATCATGAACAAATTTTAAAAAGTCCAGATACGTTTATTGGTAGTGTTAGTTTAGACAAACAAGAAATGTGGATAATTGAAGAAGATTTAACCGTTAATGATAAAAATGAGAATGAGGAAGTTAATAAGACCGATATAAAAATAGGTAAAAAAAATAATTTGGGAGACATGGATAATCTAATCATGCGATATAAATTAATAACATTTTCACCCGGACTTTATAAAATCTATGATGAAATATTAGTTAATGCACGTGATCATTCAGTGCGGGATAAAACTTGTAGAAACATTCGTGTCAATATTGATGAAGAAACAGGCTTAATTAGTGTTTGGAATGATGGTAACGGAATTCATGTTGCAATTCACAAAGATGTAAATAAATATGTTCCAGAAATGATATTTGGTAATCTACTAACATCATCAAATTATGATGTCAAGAAAAAAACAGTTGGAGGAAAAAATGGATATGGAGCGAAATTGGCAAATATTTATTCAAAAGAATTTTATGTTGAAACAATTGATGCAGAAAGAAGAAAAAAATACTATCAAAAATTTACAAATAATATGTACAATATCGAACCACCAATTATTACAGATGTATCTGCTAACACAAAACCATATACCAAGATATCCTTTATACCAGATTTTGAGAGATTTAACATGACTAAATTAACACCTGATATCATATCACTTTTTAAAAAACGTGTTTATGACTTGGCTGCATGTACAAACAATAACATATATTTTAATGATAAATTAATAAAGTTCAAATCTTTCGAAAATTATATCAGACTTTATTATCCAAATAGAACACCACCAAATTTGATATATAATGAATTTTCCGACAGATGGAAAATTGGTGTTGTTGTTGATAGTAATGCTGGAGCAAGACAAGTATCTTTTGTTAATGGTATTTGTACATATCTAGGTGGTAACCATGTCAAATATATTTTAGATCAAATTGCAGATAAAATATTAACACATATTAAAACAAAACATAAGAATCTGAATGTTAAACCTGCTAATGTCAAAGAAAATTTGACAATATTTGTAGATTCTGTTATTGAAGATCCAGCTTTTAGTTCACAAACAAAAGAATTTCTGACAACCAAAATAGTAGAATTTGGATCAGAATGTAATATAACTCAACAATTCATTAATAAAATTATCAAAACTAATATTATCCAAACAATAGTTAATTTGGCAGAATTCAAACAAAATAATGATCTAGCCAAAACGGATTATAAAAAAGGAACTAATGTCAGATCAATTGAAAAATTAATAGACGCACATTATGCTGGAACAAGAAGATCATCCGAATGCAGCTTGTTATTAACCGAAGGAGAATCTGCAAAATCTTATGCGATTGCTGGTCTAGACATAATAGGAAGAGAAAAATATGGAGTTTTCCCATTAAAAGGTAAATTTGTAAATGTACGAGAAGCAACAACAAAAACTGTATCCGATAATAAAGAATTTACTTATTTAAAACAAATAATTGGTCTCAAACAAGATATGGAATATACAGAAAAGGATTTAAACAAACTAAGATATGGTGGAGGCGTTGTTCTCTTGACAGATCAAGATAGTGTATGCGCTGATACTCCTCTTTTATTAAGAAAAAATGGGAAAATTCATATTAAAACAATAGAAACAATCAGTCCAGATTTTTGTCAAGATAGGCATTTGGTAAAATCTAAAATAAAAAATAATGATATCAATAATGATTTTAATCAAAATATCAAAATAATTCAAGGGATCAATATAAATAAACTGGATGATAATGATATTAATAAATTAAATCAACCTGGAATTACAATTGCAACAGAAAAAGAATATGGAACAACAAATTATGAAGTTTGGACCGAATCGGGATGGACAAAAATTAAAAAAGTTATGAAACATAAAGTTAATAAACAAATTTATAGAATACTAACACAATCTGGTGTTGTGGACGTTACTGAAGATCATTCATTATTAAATATACATGGGGATAAAATATCACCAAAAGATTGTAAAGTAAATATGGAATTATTGCATTCTTTTCCAATATTTGAAGAAAATATAAAAAAAATTCCAGATAACTTGAATGAATTGTCATATCGTGACATAAAAAATCTCGCATCCAAAAATAAAATACAATATTATCAAAAATATAAAAAACAACAATTGATTGAAAAATTACTAAAAATAAAAAACGAATCACAAAAATTAAATCAAGATACTGGAATATCTGAAGAAGAAGCTTACGTAATGGGCTTATTTTTTTCTAATGGAACATCTGATATTTATTATGACAAAGAAAATGACAAAACGATATATTCTTGGAAAATTACTAATAAAAATAAAGAATATCTTGACAAATCTATTAATATTATGGAAAAAAAATATCGTAATAACAAATTTGAAATAATTAAATATGAAACGGAAAATATCTACGAATTAACAATTTGTAATTCTCAAGAAACATTTCCAATAGTTAAAAAATACAGAAATTTATTTTACGATAAAGATAAAAACAAATATATACCACCCGCAATATTAAATGCGAATAGAATCATAAGAAAAAACTTTTTCACAGGATATTTTAATGGTCAAAAATCTCATTCATTTGAAAACCAAGCCGAAAAAATCAGGATTAATGGGAAAATTGGTGCTCTTGGGCTATATTTCCTTTTAAAAAGTCTTGGTCATAACATATCTATAAATCACGATATAAATAAACCGGAAACATATACATTAATATTAAGAGAGACTCAACAAAATAATTCCAATAAAATTAAAGGAATATTTAAATTAGGGTGTCAGGAACAATATGTTTACGACTTAGAAACTGAAAATCATCATTTTCATGCAGGTATTGGTTCAACTATCGTATCAAACACCGATGGGTCACATATTAAAGGACTCATAATAAATATGTTCGAATATTATTGGCCTTCATTATTAAAAATTAATGGATTTATTAAATCTTTACAAACTCCGATTGTAAAAGTATGGAAAAAATCAAATATGAAAGCTAAACCTTTATCCTTTTATACTATAAATAGTTTTAAAGTTTGGCATAAATCAATAAATAGTGCTTTATATTTCACTAAATATTATAAAGGATTAGGAACATCAGGTAAAGAAGATGCCAGAGAAGAATTTCAAAATTTTAATAATTCAATAATAAAATATGTCTATGACAATAATACAATAACTTTTAATAATAAACCAGCTCATAAATCGATCGTATTGGCATTTGCAAAAACTGAAGCCGATAATCGTAAAGAATGGTTAAGAGATTATAACAAAGATAACATATTAAACCATGACGAAAAGAACGTGACATTAACTGATTATGTTAATAAAGATTTAATACATTTTTCAATGTATAGTGTCTATAGAAGTTTACCAAATATTGCTGATGGGTTTAAACCTTCTATAAGAAAAATAATTTATGGTTGTTTTAAGAAAAAAATAGATAATCATCAAATTAAAGTTGCACAGCTTGGTGCTTACATTGCAGAACAAACTGCATATCATCATGGTGAAAATAGTTTATTTGAGGCAATTATCAAAATGGCTCAAATATTTGTCGGATCAAATAACATTAATCTATTAATGGATATTGGTAATTTTGGTTATAGAAGAGAAAATGGTAATGATGCAGCCAGCCCACGATATATTTTTACACAATTGAATAAACTTACACCATTAATTTTCAGAAGAGAAGATGAACCATTATACACATATGTCGATGAGGATGGTGAATCTGCTGAACCCCATAAATATGCGCCAATTATCCCATTCATATTAGTTAATGGCACAGATGGTATTGGTACAGGATTTAGCACAAAAATTCCACCATTCAATCCTATTGATATTGTCAATAATATTAAAGCTCTTATTAATGATCAACCCTTAAATCCCATGTCTCCTTGGTACAGAGGCTACAAAGGAAAAATTGAACAAATTGAAAATAATAAATATATAATGAACGGCGTTTATGAAATTATTAATGATTCAACTCTCAGAATTACTGAAATACCAATTAAACATTCAATTGAATCATATAAAGAATTTCTAAATACATTGGTTATTGATAATAACGGTGTCAAAATTGAATTACCAGATAAGAAAAATAAAAAGAAAGATAAAATTGAAAAAGCTAAAGACATTAAAAAAGAAACTAAAAGAAAAGAAGAAGCAATACTAGAGTCATTCGTAGATAATTCTGGTCTAGATAAAGTAGATTTTACACTAAATTTTACAGGCCTAGAATTATTAACATTAATACAAAATGGTGATCTAATGAAAAAACTAAAATTAACCATGCCAATTACAATGACTAATATGTATTTATATAGTTCAAAAGATGTTATCACCAAATATAATTCAATTGAAGAAATTATTTTGGAATTTTATAACTATAGATTAAATCTATATAAACTTAGAAAAGAACATTATCTCAGAATTATGGAAGCCGAATTATTCTTAATTAAAGAAAAAATAAGATTTATTAGATTAGTCTTATCAGAAGATAAAAATAAAAGAATTGTTATTAACAAGAGAAAAGAATCTGATATAATTAGTGATATTGTTAAGCATGGGTTTGTCAAATTATCTAGGTCTAGTGGCACTGAACCATCATACGATTATATTACTAGTTTAAAAATGTTTGCTGTTACAGAAGATAAGATTAGGGAATTAGAAGATTTGTACAAAAGAAAATCAGATGAACTGGATATTTATAGAAATCTTACTATTAAGGAAATATGGCTGAACGAATTAGACGAATTCCTTCTAGCCTATAACACTTGGCTAGCTGAAGTTAATAGTCGTGATGATAACAACAATGACAATAAAAATAACAATAATAATATAGTTAAAAAAAATCAAAGGAAACCCCGAACTACAAATCCAAAACCAAGAACAACACGCAAAACAAGAAAAGTAGTAGAAAATAACAATAATTATCAAGAGGAAGATCAAATTAATAATAATTTGGATACAAATCAAACTTTTCAACAAGATAATCTCCAACAAGATAATTTTGACATGAATCAAATTTTTCAACAAGATTATCAAATTAATAATAATTATCAACAAGATTATCAATTTAATAATAATTATCAACAAAATTATCAATTTAACGATAATTATCAACAAGATTATCAATTTAATAATAATTATCAACAAGATTACCAATTTAACAATAATTTTAACATAAATCAAATTATCCATCAAGATAATTTCAACAATAATTTTAGCGATTATGATAATTCTCAAAATCAATACTCTATTCAGAATAATAAAGTACTCACGACACAAAATAAGCCAACACAAATAAAAAAATCGAGAAGATAAATTTTAATAAATAATTTCACAAAACAAATATTTTATTTTATTATTATGATTAATTAATTAAAATTAATTTATACAAAATATAGTTAATTAATATTTTTTCCAAATATTAATTAGTTTTTCTTGTTAAAATTATTAAAATTTTATTAACTTTAACCAAGTATTAACTTATATAAATATTTGACATCAAATTAAAAAAAATTGAAATTATAACTTTAAATTTTCTTTTTAATTATACTTTAAAAGATAATAATATTAGCAGTCATATGGAATCAGAAAAGTCGAACTATATTAAAACTTTTGGTTTAGATATAAAATCTACTGAAGATTTTAATGTTAATTTACCTATTTATATCGAAAGTGCTATTTCTGAATATGAAACTCCGATTAAATATTTTATTGATTGTGTAAATCGCGATTCAGGTAGTTTAAATGATATTATTTTTAAGAATTTCGAAAGACATTTTATTAATGAATATCAAAACGAAAAAAAAATAATTGCCATTTTCTTAGAACCATATTTAAAAGAATTAACAAAAGAATTTTTAAATTTTCTTGAAAAATTAATCATGTATATTAGAAGAATTAACAAAGATAATCTAAAAATAATCAGTATAATCAGATCATATGTAAAAAAATTATCTTATAAAAGCAGAATAAATTATTTAATAAAATTATTACAATCTTCTTATCTCAGGGATAATTTATTTTCTGATTTATTATCTGATGGCATACAAAATGAAAAAAATGGTTTTTTCTCCTTTTTAGTCAACAAATATGAAGAAAATACGTATGAAATTACTAGATCAACACATGATTTTTCTAACTTTGGATCCATAATAACAAATTTAAGAGATAATAATAATACTGATTCAAATGCTGGAATATCAATTGTTAATCCATTTTCTCAATTTTCTAATATCAATGAACAAAATAACATGGTTTTTGACGCATCTCCTTTCACTTCTTTAGCTAGCTCTCTATTTCTAATACCACAAAACTCAACAGCTTTATATGCTTCAGATGATCCTATTGCTTCAAATACTTCAAATAATTCTACATCCATTTTGTCTGAATCAACATCTGTAGTACCTTCTACAACATCTTCATCGTCTGCATTATCAACAACAGCTACAACTGGTCAATCTGCATCAAGTGATTCAAGCATATTACCCCCGACAAATAATAGCTCATCTAGTGGTTCGACAAGTACAAATAGTTATCAAGCTGATTCGTTATTTTCTGCTTTTTTCAATTTAGGAAGAAGAAGAGATAGTGTGGCAGCATCAACATCTGGAACCACTAGCTCAATAATATCAACAGAGTCAACAAATCAATCAACAACAGCATCAACAGGATCAACTAATCAATTAACAGAATCAACAAATCAATTACCAGAATCAACAAGTCAATTTACAGAATCGACAGAATCAACGAGTCAATCAACAACATCAACAGCTTCAACAAATCCGGTGATTGATTATACATCGGCTCTTCTCGATAATTACTATGATTATTTTGAAGATCAATATGAAGATACATTTCAATCATTTCTTGATCCAGCATATTCATTTGGTAGTTTCAACCCACTATTTCCGCAACAAAATAATAATTATGAGGAAACAATTGATAATAAAATGATTGATACAAAAAATGATGTAAAAGAAGAAAAGGATAATAAAGAAAAAACTGGTGAAAATAAAACGAAAAAAGTGGAACTAAAAAAACCAGTAAAATATAAAAATTTTAAATTAATAAAAAAAATTATTGATCTTTATATGGAAGATGAAAAATCTTTAACTAAATTAATAATATTAATTCATGACATTTTCGAATTAAATAAAGCATATAAATTCGACGACGTGACACAGATTAAGACAAATAAATGTTCATCCATTAATTTTCTAATACTATTATTTGAAATCTTGTTATACATTAGAAACACCAAATTATCAAATACTAATATTAGTAATATCAATCTGGAAAAGGAATTTAAAAAAGGTGATATTATTGGTATGTCTATACAAACTCTTACAACTTACACAATATTACTCGGTTGCGAAATTGCATATAATAACGTATTTAAATTTTACTATAAATTGAACAAAATGTCCAATAAAAAATCAAATTCAAAAGTTAAAAAAGAATTTGATATTTTAAAATCAATACGTAATGACAAAAATTTGCATAATGATATCTACAAGTTTTATTTTGATGTTATTAAAAATAAAGTCATATTATCTAGTGATATGATGACTAACTTAAATTGGTTTTTGATTGATTCGTTAGGTCATGATGATTATAAAAACGACATACTCAATTTAGATATTAGTTTTCTCGAATTTTTTATTGATTGTATTGGAGGATGTACAAAAATAACAAAACCAAATAGATGGGAATTTATAAATACACTAATTAAATTATTTGAGATACAAGGATATACTTTTATTAGTAAACATAACAATTTAATAAACAAATTTTTTAATGCTATTCAAAAATTTATTATTGAGGTTGATTATTTTGCAATTATAGGAATTGACCCTGCATATTCCACATTTCAATATTTGATGGGAATAATTAATAATTTTTGTAAAAAAATTACAAATCCTGATGAAGATATTAAGAAAAATATGAAAAATATATTTCATATTATTGCTTTTAGAGTAAACTCAACTATTGCAATCCTAAAAGAATGTATTGAATATATCAGTAGTCGTAATTATTTAAATAATAAATCAATGATTATCCTTTATGAAGGATATATTAAAACATATATGGTGACCTTTATGTCGGGAATACAAGCAATGCAAGAATTATTAATGTCAAAAATTATTAGTATTTCTGATTTTCCAGAGGAATTAATCATGCCATTGGTAACATTATCAATGGATTTATTATCATTATTTTCTAAAGGGAGTCATCCAATATATGGAACATTCAAAATGAATATGGAAGCATTAGATATTATGCAAGAATTATTTAAATTAATTAATATTAGTTGTGAAAATACACATTTTGTTGATCATATTAAAATTAAGGAAAATTACACTCTAATTAAAGAAATGATGTTACGTGTTAAATTAGATCCAAAAATAAAAAATAATTTATTGGAATTTACAGGGAATTTACAAGTATCATCAATAACTGATGATGATTTACCAAATGAATATTTAGACCCTATATTATTTTGTGAAATTAAAAATCCCGTTATGTTACCCGATGTTGTTGATGTTGTTTTTGATAGGTCAAGCATAATGTCTCATTTATATACTCAAAAAACGCACCCATATACAAGACAATCATTTACAGAAGAAGAACTTGACGAATACAATAAAAAAGAAAATGTTAAAAATTATATTAATGATTTTATGAAAAAAATAGAAGATTATAAAAATTCTCTTAAAAAAGA